GAATTAATCCTTTAACTTCACCATCTTCATCAACAAGCATTTGCTTTACTGCCTCTGGTAAAGCCTGATAACCAATTTTTTCGCAGATCACACATTCAAGTGGGTTGCCAATGGCATCTCTTTTTAAAACATATTTCCTCATCGGAAAACATTTCAGCCCATCTTTCTCTATATAGATGAGGGCGTTTCCATAGACTACTAAGTGAGTTAATGCCTCTTGAATAGCTAGTCGATCATTAGAAGTTTCAACATCATTCAATACAACTCTTTCTAGTCTTGCTAACGCTAAATCAAATTCAGTTTTCTGTTTAGCTAGTTCCTCTGGTGGTGCGCCTGCTTGCAGCATTTGTTGTTGCTGCGTTGCCATTTTTATCTCATCAATCGTCAATCTAAATATCTGTTCCGTTGGAGGTAGTAATGATAAAAGTAATTTGGCTACAATTGTCTGCACACCTTTCTGGCCTACTCCATTCCAAGGATTTCGTTGGATGGAATTATCTCTTTGACCAAAGCCATCATCTCTAACGAGATAAGGCAGAGTAAAACTTGCACAGGTATCACCTTTCTCTACTTGTGCATTGCGTTCTGATTCGAGCGCTTTATATGTGGCAGCGCAATTGCCTGTTCGTAGTTTCATTTAACCTCCGAGGTTGACACCTACACCGCCTTCTCTTTCGGAGAAGCCGACACGTAGATCTTTAGTAGGTGAGTTATATCTAGCTTGATTACCTTCTCCTTTCCTTGATGGATCTTTACCAGCCATCGGCACTTTCTTTTTCTTCTTATCCTTTGTCGCTAACACCTGCAAAGACTGACTAACAGATTGATTGACTCTGTTTTGTTGTTCTATCTTTGCTCTTTCAGCCGCTAAGTTTCGTGCGCTTGCCGCTTGTGCTGCTGCGAAATTAGCTTGCGCTTGATTCTGTTGAGCAGTAATAGTTTCTTGGGCAGTCTGAAAGTTAGTGAGTTGTGTTTGTTGATTAGCCTGCTCAAGAGCTAATTGTTCATTTTGTGCATCAACTATTGCTTGATTCTTTGCTGCTAACGCATCGGCTTCAGCTTGGGCTGCTGCTGCTTTTGCTCTTGCTTTTCTCTTTCTACCCATGCACATGATCTATACCCCCAAGTTGAGTGTTGATCCTGCTGTATTGGCAGTACCACCTTGAGCAACTTTCAATGTTCCTTTGTTGTCATCTTTCTTCTTCTTTTTAATTGACTCTGTTACCTGTGCATTAACAGGATCACTTTGAGTTGTTGTAACTGAATAAGTGGGTTTGTTGATTGGCATGTTCGCTAACTGTGCTTGTGCTGCTGCTCGGTCAGCCGCTAGTTGATCTGCCATTGTTTGCGCTGCTGTGTTTGCGTTGTCTATTTGAGTTTGTAAAGACGCTTGAAATGCGTCATTTGTGGCTTGTGATTGAGTTATGTAATTATCAATTTTTGCTTGATTAGCATCCAAAGTTTCTTGGCTAGGGCCAACGTATTTAATCTCTGGAGTTTTAACAGATCCGAAACACATGATCTTAATAAGTGGTGAGGTTGGTGTTTAAGCCAGCGCCTTTGCCCTGGGACGTTGATTTATTTTTCCTTACTTTTAAGCTATTCCTTCCTTTTGGTTTCCCTTGGCTTTGATCTCTATCTCTTCCAACAACGGGTGCTTGTGCTGTTTTCTCAGGAGGTGGTGCGCCTATTAAATTAGCCATCCTTGCGGCATTGGCTCTTACATCATTCGCTTGCTCTATTTTAAAATCTCTTGCTTCTGTTAATACTTGTTGTTGTGCTGCTAATGCTTGATTTAGTTCACCCTGCTTAAGCATCGCCGTACTGTTTTGCGTCTGCTGCATGGCTGCAATCTGCAAATCAGCCTGAGCGTCATAAGCATCGGTTTGAGGAACTTCGATTGTGGCTGCACTGCCTCCACCCATGCACATTTAGATCACCTCCAAGTTAACTTCATCAGTTTTTTGCTCTTCAAGAAGCATCTTTAAATAGGCAATCACCTCTTGTTGACCGATCATTACATCAAGTTCTCGATGGGTCATAGACCTAAGAGGATTACTTGGAAAAGTATCCTCTAATTTCTTGATTAAAGTTTCAGTAACAAGAGGCTCAAACACCTGCAACTATGCAGAACAATATCAGTTTATCGGTGGATTCCAAATTAGGGGAGTATTAGTTTTTAAGTTGTATTCTCCTTGCCTTAATATTCGAGCGCATCTTGCTTGACTTAAAGCAAATCTTTCATCAAATCCTGCCTTCTCATAAGCAGCTAAAACGCTGTGCCACATATCATTTTCATTTTTACATTTAGCAAGTATTTTACTAGCACCTACTTTCCCACATTTTTTTAAGCCAGGATAAGAATCTGTTGTATCTCCAGATAAACATTGAGTAAAAAAAGCATGATCAGCAGAATATTTTGTAACTTCTACTAATTCTCCACCTCTGAGATGCAGTCCAGGGATAGTCAACATGTCCTTATCTTCAGAGACAATTACATCATTTGGACAATACAAAACACCCATAACATCATCACCTTCTACACCTTCTAAAGCAGCAGAAGGAAACTTCTCTTGCAGTTTCTTTTTAAACTCTGCGTAGCCTGCTGGAATTGATCTTAATTTCTTTTTTCGATCACTTTTGTAGGTATCCCAAACGTCATAACGAAAGCTTTTACCCTGACCCCAACAAAGAACTAATCCATACTCAGGTAATAGATCATTAATTATGTGTAGCTGGTCAGTAAAGTTAGCTAACGCCTCTTGATAATCAATGGTGTAATGCCATGTATCAGGGTGATTTTCTGGATCCCATAATGTATAATTTTCTGTTGCAAATGCAGCTTTAATAGAGAATAATTCTGCATCAATTAATGCCATCTTCATATCATCTTTCTCCTACAACAATAACTCTTACATTTGGATGCTCTTTAGAAAGATCAGCAACAGCTTTTCTTTTAGCTTCGGCTGCGTTAGTTGCAGTAACTAAGATTTCAGCACTTCCATTTCTCATCTTTGGAGAGTTATATCGCACACGAAAAAGTTTATGATCACCTAAAAAAGGATCACGAAAGGTAGCTGGAATTGTTTTTCCCATGTTGTTCATTAAATGTTTTTAGATCTCTAAAGTTAAAGTCTTGAAATTCTGGATGTTCTTTGAAAAAATTATCTGTTGGCAAATGCGCTTGAGTATTCCCCTTATTGAATTGAGCGATAGACCATTTCCCACTGAGAAGCCCACGTTCTAAAATTCTTATTAACTGGGAATCGTCGATTAACTTGTCCATCAGTTCCCTCCTTTGAGCGCTCGGTTAGACCTAAAAGTTTTGTAAGCCTGTTTGTTTTCTTTATCTGGTGGTTCATAATTGGATACTGGCTTAGGTGGCATTAAGGCCAATTGATTTGGGACAGGTTGACACATTTGAGGCAGGTTTTCTTTGAATCCCCAACTTCTATTAGGCTTTCCGTTCTCAACCCTGTAAAGAAATGTCATTAACTCATCCCAAGTGGGATAGCGCAGGAAATCTTTATTAGTTGTTGTCTGAACAAACTGCTCAGAAGCCCATAAGAATTGTTCTTGACTTACCTCTGGGTAGGCTTGAGTAAAGGAAACAAACTTTAGCTGAGATATTTGAGCCGACCACCGATCAGCTTCTTTAATTCTTAAGTGTGCAGCTATCATCTCGGATGCTGCTAAGAATGTTTGGATGGCTAGCTTGCTTTGTTTTGCCATTGCCTTACTGCTTCATTCATGGCTGAATCTTTAGGAGCTAGACCTCCTTCTGGATTAGGTGTTGGCTCTGGTGCATGATTTAAGTAGCTAAGTTTTAAAGCTTGCCAACCATGTTCAATGCCAGCCTTAGCCAATTCTTCTTGTAAGTAAGAAGGCAATCCATATAACCGTTGGACACTCAAAGTAAAAGCATCCCTTGACCAAACAGCTTTGCTCTTTTGCTTAAGCCATCTACTTTCATTCCACCATTTACAGATCAATGGTCGAACATCTATAGCGATGCCATCTAAAACTTCAGCGTCTTCCTTGGCTACATATTTTTCACCTGAAGGAAGTGCTGAGACTCTTGTTCTTTTAACCTTGTTTGGTTGAACTGGACTTACTTCACAGACTCCGAAAGGCTCACCAACAGATACGCAAACACGTTCCATCGTTGAGAATTTAAAACTACAGTCCAAGCACATTCTGACCCTCATATCACACTCTGCGTGTTTACGAGTTTCCATCACTTTCGTACTTGTTCTTTTACATTTTGGGCATTGCATTAGTATGTGACCTGTAAATGAATGTATGAGTCTTTAGGTTTAGTTTTACTCCATATCCAAACGCCATGAGGCATGATGCTTACTCGGTCATCAGACCAAATAATACCTTTGCCAGCATCTAAGACAGCGCCACATAAGTTATCGCCGTCATGTCTTGCAGGGCCACCGAAATGGAGGGTAACTTGTTTAACCCTTTCTAAGGGAGGTGCAGTCCACCACTCCCTCATTTGTGCTTTTAAATCTGCCTGCCATTGTTTATATTCTTTGGACATATATGGAGGCATAGGCTTACCATTTTTCACACCAAAGCGAGGTCTTTCTTTACTCTTTAATGGGACATAAAAAGTAAATTCTGCGACACTATCTTTAATCAAAATGGAATATCCTCTTGATTTAGATTGGCTGCTGCTTTTGCGATTTGATCTTGTGCATTTGTAGCATCAACATTCAATGAAGATGGTGTGCCTACTGCTTCAAAGTCTGTTTCTTTATCAGCAAATTCTTCGTCAACGCTAAAGATGTTTGCATCAGGATCATATTCAACGTGCTTAAGAACTTGAACCCCTTTAAGAAACAAGCCAACACCACATCCACCTTGATCGTAAGGAAAAATAGTAAAGGAAATTCTAATGATGCTGCCATTGCCAATAAGCTTTTCTTGATCCCAAGGTCTTAGGTTTGCATCAACTACTTTTGGTGCGCCTAATGGTTCTCCATTACGACTTAGTTCTTTTCTTTTAAATTTGAATTTGATATAGCCAGTTAGCTGTAATTCTCCTTTGTCATCAGTAAAAGATTCAGGCTCATAAGGAAGTCCATGTGCTGCTGGCTTCTTTTTGCCATGCGCTTCTGTAAAAGCATTATCAATTGATTTTTGTAGATGCTTGCAGTCCTCTGGCTTGAAGCGCTGCCCGATTGTGTATTCTCTTTGACCGTTAAATTGATTGAGCCTTGGTTCACCCAATACGCAAGCAAAGACTGATTCTCCTTTTGGAGTAGTCATTGACTGTGGCATTTGTTGTGTATGTATGCAGGGGTTTTAACCATAACTCCTAGGATTAGGAGACGCAAGCCCCTAGGAATAAGCGTATGGGTTCTCTCCAGGTCTTAGACACGAAATGGTTTTCTGTACTGGTGGGCCATCTATATTCTCGATACCAGTGTTAGCAATGATTTCACTCCTTATCTTCTTTAGCCACCTTGTTTTGAATGTAACTTCTAGTTGCTTTAGAAGTATCTTATGTAACTCTTCAGCGTCAGTTGGGA